GATCCGTCAGCTACTAGAGGTACTCCAATGATTCAGTGTATCTTCAAAGCTTTAATCTATCAAGATAAAATAAGATTAGCTCAAATGGCTGCAGCTGATAGATATCATTTTCCAGTCGAACTTTGGACGATAGGAGATTTAGCTACTAATATATTACCATCTGAAGATGAGTTAGCTAGTATGAGGACTATGATTAACCAAGCTATACAAAATCCGCCTTTTAGTTTAGTTTTTCCTCCTATTATTAAATATGAAGCATTAGGCGTATCAGGAAAATTATTACCAGTAGGAGAGGATTATGATTATATACAAGATCAAATAATGGTAGGATTAGGAGTTAATAAAAATATTATAACAGGAGATGGACCATCCTTCAGTAATATGAAAGCAATGTCTTTACAAAAGCTTGTAATGGTTTATAAAGCCATAAGAGATCAATTTGAGAATTGGATGATTAATAGATTCTTTAGACCAATTGCTATTGAGAATGGCTTTTACTACTATTCAGGAAAGACAAAGAAGTTAATCCTTCCTCAAATAAGTTGGTATAAGAATTTAGATATAGAAGCAGAAGAAGAAGAAAGAAAGTCTTATATAGATCTTCATAAAGACGGTTATATAAGTACTAAGACGTTATTTAGTAAATTTCCAAATCTTGATTATGATACAGAAGTTAAGCACTTAGAGACAGAAGCAAATACTATCTTTGATAAGAAGAATGATAGAATACCTCAAGCATTTGCAAATTCTGGAGTAGCGACTGGAAGAGAATCTCCTATAGCTCCATCGTCTGAAGAAGGTCCTACTATTACTGGACCGGGGTTAGAAGAAAAGACAGAAACTAAAGGACCAGGAGAAGAGACTACTAAACCGGCTCCTTTTGAAACTGCTCCTGCTCCGACGACTCCACCAGCAACGACAGAAACTACAACTCCAACACCCGCAACACCTGCGGTTCCAGGAGTATAAATACTATTAAGGAGGAATTTATGTCTATAAAAAAGTTTGGATCACCGGAGAAGATAAAGATAGTTAAAGTAGGAAAAGATGAGAAGAAAGAAGTAAAGAAAAATGACAAGAAAAAGTAAAGGAGATTATTAAAATATGTCATTACTTAAGTTTGGAACCGGTGAAAAAATATTAGAGATAGCAAAATCCGCAGAGATTTTTAGTAAGATGTGGAATAATATAGAAGAAAAGAATCAATTAATACGATGTCAAAATTGTCATCACTTACTTAGTAAAAAGTCAGAAATAGCTACTTCAGTACAAGACCCTACTACTTCTTCTATGATGACTATAACTATAAATGCTTTAACAATAAAACACCAAAAGATAGCTGCTATAATTACGGGACAGATAAAAATAATATGTCCGGTATGTAATACGGTAAATGATATAAGTTAGAAACTATATTATATCATATTATCATTTTTCTATAATATGAAGACCTAATCCGATTAGAATTTATTTAAATTCAAAGGGATAAGTATATGATTATTACTTATCCCTTTTTTATTAAAGGCATTTCGCTAAAGGAGAAAAGACATGGTAGATGAAAAGGTAGTAGGAGAAAAGGATTTTGCTGAAGTTTTGATAAGCGACGTAACGCATAAGATTATGGGAAGAGCTTTAGACATAATGCGTACGAGTGAAATGAGCGACAGAGCATTTAATCAAGCTACGAGAACAATGAAGGATTACGTAAACGAGCTTACCGAATACTGTATTAAGACTTTAAAAGAAAGAGGTTATATAAAAAATTAATCAGGAGGGAATATGCTAACAAAAGTAGGAGTCCTTATTAAAATTAAAAAAGCAGGTTCTCTTGAAGATGTACTTTCTAATAGTACTTCTAATTTAAAAAAGAACAGCGACCTAAGAGTTATAGAAGAAAAAAATACAAACGATTTTCTTTATTTTAGAGCTATATTCTTACATGCAGATCAGGTTAATGGTAATGGAGATCTTTGGGAGAAGGCGGAATTATTAAAATCATACGGATCTTTTGTAGGTAAGCATATTGATATGAATCATGATACCAAAGACTTAGTAGGAAAAATTATAGATAATTATATAGTAGAAGAAAAAAATGAAAAAGGTGAGGATGATTGTTACGTAGAAGGTCTTTGTAAAGTAGATGTAAAAGCGAATCCTAAAATAGCAAGACAAATTGAAACTGGTATATTAAACAGTGTTAGTATGGAGTGTAGTGTAGAAACTTCAGTTTGTTCTATATGCGGACATGAAATACATACGGAAGCAGATAAGAAATGTGCTCATTTTGAAGGCGGCTTAAATAAAGAATATGATATAGAAGTAAACGGATCGATGGAAAAAAAGAAATGCTATTCTATAAATAGAAATTGTACCTTTACAGGATTGGGAATAGTTAATGTACCGGCAGACGGTGATGCTAAGATTCTTTCTATTATATCTGAATTACAAGGACAATTAAATAAAGAAGGTGGATTAGATAAAGAAGCTCAAGTTAAAATATTAGCAGAGTTAAATAGCTTAATAGCTCAATTAACTCCTGAGAATAAAAAACAGGTACAAGAGGTGGTGTGTACAATGAATAAAGAATGTGACTTAAATGAGACTTTAAGAAAGTTAAATGCTTTAGAATACATCACTATCGTATCTGACGTAGAGAAGAAATTAAGAAAAGAGGTAAAAGAGATTGTAGCAAAAGAAGAAGTATTAGAAAAGAAAGCAGATGAAAAAATAGTAGAAGCAAAGAAAGAAGATATTAAGATATTAGAAGAGATAAAGAAAGCCGATAATGAAGCAGAAGCTCTTAAATTAAAAGTAATAGCTAATATTCAATATATGGACGAAGCTAGAGATATTATAGAAGAATGGTTAATGTTTATGCCTGGTATATGGGAAGAACCTACTAAAGAAGAACGTAAAGAAAAAGGGTATAAAGCAGAAGGTAGATGGACAGAAACAGGGAAGAAATGGATTAAAGCTTTATCTAAAGCAAAAGATGCAAATGATATTGTAAACTTACTTAATCAGATATATGGAAAAGATAAAGCAAAAATGGTTAATATATTAGAAGACTTATTAATTAGAGCTTCTATGAAAGCCATATTTATAAAGAAAGCAGAATTAAAAGATTCATATTACTTAGTATTAAAAGAACAAAAGCCTATTGCTAAGATAGTATTAGGAGAATTCTTTACTACAGAAGATTTAGTTAAATATGCTTCTTATGTAGTATCTGATAAATATAAAGAATCTCTTATATCCTTTGTAACTAAAGAAGGTATTGAAAAATTAGCTACATTAAAAGTTGAAAATAAAAAAGCAGAACCTAAACAGGAGGTTACGAAAATGGCAGAAGAAATACTGAACGGTAAATTATCCTTTGTAAAAGAAGGGTTAAAGTTAGATGAAGCGGGGTTTGGAAAGTTAAAAATATGGGCTGCAAAATGTAACGACTGTTTCGAGAAATTATATGCTAAGATGAAAGCTAAGAAAGATGAGAAGAAAGAAGAGTGTAAGTCATGTGGTAAAGTAAAATGTACTTGCGCTTCTAAGAAAGAAGAAGTAAAAGTAGCTGATCTTGCAAAAGACGCTTCTGCTTTTGATATACAAGAGACAATCATAATTGGTGACGGATTTAATGCGATGAAAGATAAAGAGAATAAAGAAATAGTTGTAAAAGATAAAGATGGTAAAGAAGTAGGTAGATACCCAGATGCGTTTGGTGAAGATATGGTTTCTATTATAAAGTTCTTCAGAAAGCTTTTAAATCTTCCTAATACGGAAGAAGCAGTTCCAGTTCCTGAAGCATCTAAAGGTATACCAGCTCCAGAAGAAAAATTAGAAGAGAAATTAGGACCGACAGTAGAAAGTGTTCTTCCTGAACCTGCCGTAGAAGTTATACCAGAAGCAAAAGTTGCAGAAGTAAAGAAAGCAGATGAAAAAGAAGAGTTTGAAAAATTAGAAAAAGAAGAAAAGAAAGAATTAAAAGAGTTAGAAAAAGAAGAAAAGAAAGAAGATAAAGAAGATAAAGATGTAAGTAAATTAGAAAAGGATGAAAAGAAAGAAGAGAAAGTAGAAAAGAAAGAAATTAAAGAAGAGAAAAAAGTAGAAGAAATAATTAAAGACGTTAAAGAAGATGTTAAAAAAGTAGACGAAGGTATAAAAGAAGTAAAGAAAGATGTTAAGGATTTAGAGAAAGGAGTTAAGGAAATAGAAAAAGTAGAGAAAGAAGAAGAAAAAGTTGAAAAGAAAGAAGAGAAAGATATTAAAGAATTAAAGAAAGACGAAAAGAAAGAAGAGAAAGTAATAGAAGAATTAATGGAAGGGGAGAAGAAAGAAGAAAAATTAGAAGAGAAAATAGAATCTCCTATAGTGGAATCACCTATAATGTTTGCGAAGAAAGAAGAGCCTATTAAGTCAGAAAAAGAAGCTCAATTAGAAAAAGAGAAAGTAGCTTTAGAAGCAGAGTTAAAGGCTGAGAAAGAAAAAGCAGCTAAAGAAAAAGCAGAAATGATAGAAAAAGCTGCCGTAGAAGAAGTAAAGAAAAAGTTAGAAGCTAAGATGGTTAAAGTAAATGAAGTGGCGAGATTAATGGCTTCCAAAGGATTAATAGCTCCTAAAGAAGCTGATATAGTAAAGCTTCAGAAAGAAGGAAGTAGCTTATTAGATGCAAGAAACAAAGCGTTTATTAAAGCGGTAGATGAGCAGAAGACAGATTTACTGAAGATGGATAATAGAGCTTTAGAAGCATTTGAAAGTTCTATAAAGAGAATAAATAAAGAAGCAAATGTAAGTTCAAAAGAAATGTGGTTGAATAGTATTAAACTTGATGCGTCTATGACAGATTCAGATAAGTGGATAAAAGGTTTACCGTGGTCTTAAACAAAAAATTGTTTTAATCTCAAAAAGCTTTAAAAGACAAGAGAAGAAAAGTAAAGAATAAATAAAAGAAAAGTAGAAGAAAAGAAAAGTGAGATAAAAACGATTAAAATCATAAATCCTTAAAGGAGGATAATACAATGGCTATAGCAGTTAAAAAAGAAGTAAATCGTTTACCTGGGTTTACACCTAAAACGGGCGTAAGCATCGTTGCAGGTTATCCAGTAGTGTACGATCCTACTGTAGCAGCTGGTACCACAATCATGGTATATACTGGGGCAGCTAGCATGCAGGTAATTGGATTCGCATCAGAAACGACTACACCTTTCACAGCAGCCGGAACTGGTCTTCCAGGCGTCTCTGGGGACTATCCGAACTATGATAGGGGTGGATTAGTTGGAGTGTTCGTAGGAAACGGCGGAGTGTTTGACTTCTTTGATGATGGAAGAGGTTCACCGCTCGTAACTACAGATACATTCACTTTAAACTATCCTGTAGTGGTAACATTCGGTGGATTGCTTGGTATGTCTACGACAGTAACAGTACCGGTAACAGTAGGTGTTGTGACTGCAGTAACAGGCGCCGCAGCTTCACTGAAAGTAACAATCAAGACATTGATTTAAGTAATTAAATCGGTAAGGTACAAAATGCACTTTACAGTGCTTGTACAAAATAAAAATCCTATAGGAGGATATTACAATGGCAGATGAAAAAATAGAGAAGGAAGCCAGCTTATATGACGAAAGTCTTTCAGCTGGTGAAGTAGAGAGCAGATTAAATGCTCTGTTACAGTCTCCTGGTGGGTTACAGAAGATAGCTCAGAACATGCTTTCACCTCTGAAAAGAGACTTGCTATATGAAGGCAGAATACGTCAGATCTTCCAGACATACAAGTTAGCTCTTGGGGAAGAGGCAGTATTTGATGCCGACGTAGCAGTTCCTGCAGCAGCTCTTGCAGTAAATGGTCTTCCTTACACAACTCAGGTTGTTTCTGACAGAGTAAGGATTGATACCGCACCTATCGCAACTAAACCGATCGTTCGTTGGAACGAATCAAACTTCAGGAAGTTCGATATCCTTAACAGGACTCAGGAAAGAGCGAAAGCCTCTATCCAACTTCAAGAAGATACAAAGGGATATACTTTAATCAAGTATGCCTCTGGCTTAACTGGTCAACCTTCAATCCATGGATTAGAAGGTACGACAGCTGAGTTTTTAAATCCATCAACAGTAGCCGATGCATCTGGCAGGCTGACAATGGATAAGCTAACAGAAGCAATTGTAACACTGAGAAGCAAACTGTTAGTTGCTTCTAAAGTCTTTGTAAACCCATTCAGGGGTAAGGACTTTATGTTATTCAACCTTTCGGGTACTGCTAATACAGCAACCGGCGGTGTAGGTATATTCGCGCCTAACTTCCAAGAACAGCTTTTAAAGGCTGGAAGAATTGGTAACATTTGGGGCTGCGAAGTAATCGAATCCATAGTATGTCCTGCAAGGGAAACATATGTTCTTGCACCGGCAGACTACCTTGGTGTCTTAGCAATCAGAACAGACATCAGCGTGGAAACGATGAAAGATGTCAACCAAATGGCCGACGTATTCGCCATCTGGGAAGATTTAGGGTTCTTGATCAGATTTGCAAAGGGTATAGTGTTAGTTACAACTACAGCCTAAGCAAACGAGTTAAGTTAAACGGTAGAGGGAGGGGTTTAAAGCCCCTCCCAATACTTATTAAAAGATTAATTTAAATTAACGAAGGAGAAAACATATGAAAATGTATAAAGTAGTTATTGAAGGGGGTTTATCAGGTTTGGAGTTCATGGATTTATATAACATAGTAGATAATAATAGAGTTACTATCAAATGCAAAAAAAACGAAATCATACCAATTGAAAAAATACCCGCCGACTTATTTGAACAATCATTAAAATGCGGGTGTTTATTTAGATCGATTAACGCTGGATGGGTTCAGGTTATAGATAATAGTACAAATGAAGAAAGAGCAGCAGAATTTATTGCAAAGCAGCAGCAAGAATTAGTTAAAGTAAATGAAAATGCTAATAAATCTATTGAAGATTTTGCAAAAGCATATAATAGAAAAGATAAAAATATTACGACTATATCTCCAGGTTCAAAAATAGTAGATGAAGGTAATAATATCTCTACTAAAGAAGAAATAGATTCTTTCGAATCATTTAATAAATTAAAAGTAATGGACAAAACATCTTTCATAGGATATACTAAAAATAAACTATTATTAAAAGAAATAATAGAAAAAATTACAAACAAGACCTTACAAGTGAAGGCAGTTAAAAAGTTAAAAGAGCTTGAAAAAAGTTAATTTAAACAGGAGGTAATTTTATGTCGCAAGTTACTAACGTAGGTGCGAGAAAAATAGGACCATATGATTTTACTTTAGTATTTGATTATCAGGCTGCGGCTCAGAGATATGTTGTTTTTGAAAATGGAAGTGAAAGAGTTGGTTTAGGAGTTCCTGAAACTTATCAAATAGTAAATGAAAGTGGTACTGATAAAGTAATGACTCAAGTAACTGGGTTAAATTATAATACGGCTTATACTTATACCGTAGCTGCGGTACTTGGGGGTCAAAAAGATACTGCTTCTACTTCTTTAGCAGTTACAACATTAATACCGATCGGGTTAGTTACTGCAACAGATTTAGGTGGTGGTAGAATAGGAATGGATGTAAGCGCTTCAATAGCTGTAACATCTTTAACTGTTAATGCTAATACTGCAGGACAATATAATTTAACTTTACCTACTTATAATAGTGGAGATGAAACAGAATTACAAACAGATAATAGGGGAAGATTATATGCTAATATATCAAATCCCACATTAACTGTTACTATTCCTGGATTATCTTTAACTCCCGGAGCTAATCAAAATGTTAGTATAATTAACTGTACGGTTACAGTTCCTGTTAATATAGTAAGTTCAGACGCTACATTAACTGTATATGTTTCAAATGCTACTACAAGTGATGTTACTATTGCAGGAGCTAGTGTTACTTTAAATACTATGATAGTAAATCAAACATTAACAGTAACAGGTATTATTTCTGGAACTGATAATGTTACTATAATAGGGGCTAGTGTTACTTTAAATACTGCGGTTACTTCTATACCTACAATCACAGTAGGTAATTTTCCAACCACTTTTAAAGTATCTATTACAGATGCTCCATTCACAGTTCCAGTATTAGATACTTTAAAAGTGGCTAGCTGTGTTACTATTGTAAGTTCTTCTACGTTAAATACTAATTTATTATCTTCATCTATAACATTAAATGTGGCGGTAGTATCTGGGGCGGGTTCTCCATATATAAGTATAATTAATTGTACGTATACTTTACCTGTTAATGTAGCAAGTATACCTACAATTACTGTATCTAACTTTCCTACTACTTTTAATGTAGCAATAGTTAACGCGACGTTTACTGTACCTGTTAGTGTAGCAAGCATACCAACAGTTACTATTGGTAATAGTATTAATGTAACAGTACTTAATAATACTTTAACTATTCAAGGTGACACTGGCAGCGGAATGACAGATGTAGGATATCCAGTTAAAATATCTGGGGTTTATAATGCAACTCTTACTGCTTATGGAACAGGAATAAGAATAGACGCCCAATCAGATGCTTACGGACATTTGAAAATTACCGGCTCTTCACCGGATGCTGTTACAGACTCTGTTGGTAATCCAATAAAAATTGGAGCTATTTATAATTTAGCTACTGTAACATATGCTACTGGTCAGAGAACTACTGCCCAATCTGATATCAATGGTAATATAAAAGTAAAAACAGTATCCGGATCAACTACTAAATTAGATGATGGTGTTGACACTGCACAGATTACAGCTTCAGGTCAACTTTTAACAAGTCAGGGTAGATTGTCAGGAGAGAACATTTCTGATGATTCTATTGCAGTTAACTTTAATAAGATTACACCTAATATCTATAATGTTATTTGTACGGCTACAGCAACAATCTATTCTCAAGCCTTACCAGTATTTTGTAAAGGGTTTGATATTAAGCTAAGAGAAACTTCAGGGGCTTTGAAGATATCATTCAACTCTGGATTAGCGACGTACTTTACAATACCATCAAACTCAGTATTTACGGAGACGAGCTGTGCATTGGCCACGGCTACTCTTTACTTTCAAAGTGATACAGCATCAGTTAACGCTGAAATATTAGCGTGGAGCTAAGGAGAATATATGTTAACAGGCGGATTAGGTAGTCAAGCAATAGTACAAGATGTTAGAACGTCTACGGCAAACTCAACTGTAACTTGTGTTTTAAATGCTGCTAATGCTTATACATTTACTGGATCAGGAGTTTCTACTCTTGGGGTAAATGCTATTCAAGTGTCTTTAAAATCTACGCAGAACTGTTCTATGCGTGTTCAACAGTCTAATGATAATGTTAATTGGGATCAAGACGACTCTTTTAACTATTATACGTCTATAAACAATTTTGGGATAACTACACAAGCAATAGGAGCATATGCGAGAATTATCGTAAATTCTGCATCCATCACTGCTACAGTAAGACTTGGAACTGTTTTATGTCCTGTAGTAGAAGCATTACCAAGAGCTTTATCTTCTGAGGGAAATCTTAAAGTAGGAGTATATGAAATAGAAGATGCCGAAGGAGATGTCGTAGGTATTTCCTCTACTGGGGAGTTAAGAACATCTACTCATGTTAGGCTCGCTGGAGCATCATTTCAAGGATCAGTAGTTGATACAAATTTCTGGACACCTACTGTAACAGTGACTGCTACAATAACTCAAACAGGTGGAGTGTTAACCCTTCAGGCAGGAGGAAATAATAGTTCGGCGTTAATTAATTCAGTAAGACGTGCAAGATATGTCGGAGGTTGTAATAACTATTATAGAGGAGCTGTCAGACTTCCGGCTATTACCGGAACTTGCAAAAGACAATGGGGTGCATTTGAAGCGACTGACGGATTCTATTTCCAACACGATGAAACTTTAGGATTAAGTATAGTATGTAGAAAAACAAGTAGTGATGCTAATATTATAAGTAGTGGAGCTTTTAATGGAAGACTTGGTGCTACATATGTAACAGATTCTAATATACATATGTACGAAATTCATTGGTCAAATTTTTCGACATTGTTTTATATAGATGGAGTATTTCTTCATAAATTTTCTGCAACAACTGCAACACTTACAGACTTACTTACTGTACAGATAGGTGCTTATATATTAAATGGTGGTAGTACCGCAAACGCTAACCAGCTTATTTTAAGAAGCTCAACAATTAATCGTATAGGATTAGCAGTAACCGTATCACTTTATAAAAATTTAGGAGTAGTATCTAATCAAGTGTTAAAATATGGAGCAGGATTTTTAAATAGATTTATTATAGGATCGCCAGTAAATAGTGGAACAGTTACTGTATTAGACGCTAATGGCGGAACAAATGCCACTGTAACTATAGGCACTTTTGCGATGGGAAACCAAGTTAATAGTATCGTACAACCAACGATGGAAATAGGTTGTGAATTCTACTATGGTTTAGTAGTTACTACAGTCGGACATACTTCAACAACATTTATATATGAATAAAATAAGGAGGAAAATATGCAAATTTTATATGTAAAAAATTATCCCGACGGATATAAGAAAATATCAGCTATTCAAGAGGATGTTCATTCCTTTGGTTCTGCAGAATTAGATTCTAATAACTTTGGAATTCTTTTAGCAGACGTAACCGCAGAACAGATAACTGATTGGGCAAATCTTAACAAGTATTGCGTTAATGAGACAGAAGATGCTATAATTGAAACTCCTGTTGAATTTCAAAGATCTCTTGAAGTAATGGAGTAATTATGGCAACTTGGACAGTAGGAAGTGGCAAAACTTATAGTACTATACAAGCAGCTTTAGATGCCCTATATACTTCTGTTACTACAACTACATTTACAGAAACACAAACCATAAAAGTTTATAATGGTACTTATACAGAGACGGTAACTCCAAATGCGGGTCTTAAGCCTACAGCAGCATTTAGATTAGTTATAACAGCGGCGCAAGACAACAC